TATCGCTCAACCTATCGAGATTCCTTGATAAAGTAAAGGTTCCTGAAGTCAAAACCTGGAATACCAGATATAATAACAAAGTTATAGATAAAATCCATAAAAAAACTTCTTTTTTATTTACACGGTGCCTTGAGATAACCGTCCCAATAAGGATTAGGGGATGCAATTAAGAAAAATATCGTTAAAAGAATAGCGGTTAATATTATCGTAGGTATCCAGCAATACCACCTGTAAAGCAAAAACCATAGAAATTCCCTGGCTAGTCCTGGCTTATCCTTGATTTGCATTTAGGACATTCCCATATATCAACCTTATCGCATTTACGAACATCTGTAATTCTATGTAACGGGATTCCCAATATCATTGCTGCTGCTTCAGCTTCTTTCTTGCTAATCCTATTATATGAAAGCTCCTCAGAGTAATTATAATCATCCCTTGGTCCATGATGACCGCAATCAGGGCATAATAAGTAACCGCTTGAAACAGGCACTGACATTTTTTCCACTTCAACACCTAGATGGTGAAATCTACATTAACCTTATCAGATTTATCCTTAATCCCCGAATCTAAAAGCTTTCTTCTTACCATGCTTGGTTCTAGATTTAGGTAATGACACACCTCATCAAAGGTAAAAAAATCGTCATCCCCTTCATATTTCCCGAAAATCCACCAGTTTGCCATCGATCTTGCAATAATCCTATTAGACCATCGCCTTTTGCTATGTTCTGAATCTTCCCGTAATGGACTAAACCCTGGTTTTAACCGAACATCCTCGATAGCCTGATTTAAAATACCTACCAACAGCCTTCGGCTACCATTCCAAACCTCATCATCTTCAACCTTTTCTGGTATGCTGAACATTTAGCCAAGCCATTCTACCATCTTTGGTATTAAATAATCCGAAAATATCCACCAAAAGCCCGACCAGTGAGCTATTAACCAAAAAGAACCTACCCACAGACCTACCCATAAAGCACTGACAACTCCAAGAACCAATATCCCAACTACATGATCATAGACACTCACGCCTTTTACCCAACAATCCCCGATATGATGCCCCAATAATCCCTTATTCACCTCGTCCCTTGGCAGAAGAAGGGTGAATGGAATGATCATCAGATTCGTAATAGCTTTGATCTGGCTGTTCTTCGCCGTGGAAATCGTTTTTGGTTTCTTCAGGAGGATGTACAAATTCATCAAGGTCATCATAGTCTTTTGATATAACCCTGGAAAGAAACTGTTTAGAGGTAACCCACCTTTTAACCACTTTTCTTCCATCAGTTGCCTTAACCTTAAACAAAAGACCGTCTTCCCTTTTGTTTTCAACCATATTAATAAGCTGGCCCTGCTCAAGAACCCATCCTGCGTTCTGATTACCCATCAAAATAAGTATATCGTCCCCTAACTCCACATCGTATGCCGGGTCAACAACAGTATTGGAATGAATAGATTGAGGCTCAGAGGCATATTGGGGCCTACTCTTAGACTTCTTTGAGCGTTTCTTGTTTTTACTGGCGTTTCTTAGCTTCATTGCAGCTACATTTTTCTGCTCTTCTGTCATCTCTCTTTCCATAATACCCTCATTTGTGAACAGAGATCCGAATCCATACCTGCCATATCCACTATCAACAGCCATTCTGTCCAATAACCCCTACTTATCTTTAAAGATACCCATCAAATTGTAGATGCTGACTACCGCATCTATCGACTTTTTGGCTGCTGTTACAGCTACGTTAGTCTTGTATTCCGGCGCGCCAGCATCTTTAGCCGTATCTGCCATAACGTCCAGGTGATGCTCTACCCATTCCTTCTTCCGATCCCCCTCTACACGGCTGCTAAACAAGTCTTCCGCTTCCCTTGCCAGCTTCCCTACCAGCATTACGCCTGTCAAAGCTACCTGTATGATCGTCAGAAACCCCATCTAGCCCCCTCCGTTTCAAACTGCGGTGGTACGTCACCTAAAAGGAACCTATATATAGTCCTACCCTTCATAGTTAGTACTTAATTCAAGAAAATCATCCCTTAATCTGTCCTGACCTAAAACATATACCTCACCATGACCCAAATTAATCAAATTCTCTTCCTGAACTATTGTATGGTAGTTGCTAAACCCCTTAAATGTATATAATGGGAACTTTCCTACCATTAATGCATAATATTTAATGTCATCGGACTTCCAAGGGGCTACCAATAACCTCCCTGTAGCATAATGGGTGGTCTTTATATCAATCTTAACCCCATTGAGGTTTACATCACCCGTATCCTTGGGTAACTCCTCCCCTGTACCACTCAGGGACCCATTGCTGGATGTCCTCCTGCTATTGCTGGATGTCCTTGCATAGACGCTTAAGTCAGGATAGCAGTTAAATAGCCTGCAAAACGATATCTCGCCCCCTATACCGTTTAAATCAGTAAATTCGTCCGATTGGGGACCCTTCCTGGAGTTCGGAACTGAACTCTCCCTAGATACCTGATGCCGTTTGGTCGCCATGTACCGACATAAACGCTGTTCTGCATCGTTTAACTCTACCCTGACGCCTATCCTGGTCAAAAGGGACCCTCCCTTTAGCGATATAACACTAATAATTGGACGATTTATAGCGCAAGGGCCGCCGGACTAGTGGGTCGTCCCGACCCTTGATTTTTGACAAGAAAGGGACCCTTTTTGAAATGTATAAGACTTATTGATCAACTTCTTTACAGAATGTTAAGTCTACCACAGATTGACGGGATGTTGTTTGGCCCTATTCTGGTGGCCGGGAATGGTCGGGAAGGGAGGATTCAAGGCGGGTTGATCGCTCTATGGCGGACCGCGCTAGATTGATCTGCTCGGTGGGAGATTCTGATGGGGAAAGGAATAACGCCACAGCGTTAACCGGATTAACCGGACCTTGCTCTAGTAAGGTTACCTTGTCTATCAGGACAGCTAGCGACACGGCCAAGGCCTTCACATCTGCACTTGTGCTAGGGCTGAAGTCGGGAGAGTCTAGGACGGATTGGATGTGCGATAAGGTGGATTCTCCGGCTTGTTTCAAAGACGATATCAACCCGCTTTTATAAGCGTCTAGAGACGGCTTAAGCCCTGGTTCTATCTCTTCTTTGCTATACTTGGCAACCGTACCCTTTGAGAGATTAAGTTCCTTTCGTATTTGCGCCTTTGTCGACCCAGTTTGTAGCAAGCCGTGTAACTTTACTTTCTTGTCTGCTGATAGCTTAGCCGGTGTCACTTTATCAACGCCCTAACGGTTTAACGGTTTAACGGTTTAACGCTTAAGACCACACCGGATATCATAGACCCCTTTCCCGGATTAATTTTCAACTGAAACGGCATGGTCCAAAATGAAACAACAAGGTGTGCAGTTTTTGCTTGACAGGTTTTATAACTTAGCTTAGTATTGCAACCATGATGTAAACAATCAGGTTGACACTCTATAGGGGGATAAGGACATGAAAAAAGAACTAGCAGAGTCCCTAAAGAATTCAGACTCAACAACCTATCTATTTAAGCCATTAACGGGCAAGGCTAGGGAATGGTGGATTGAGGAGTTTGGGGATAGGTTCTACAAGATCGATCTAGGGACAAGCCGCTTTACGCTTAAGGGATTGTCGGCGTGGGAACATTCGTTTATGGTGCCTAGCCGTTGGCTTACAACAATGGTAACAAGGTCTATAATTCAAGCCGGGTTTGAAAAAGCCTTCAAGAAAGACCACTGGGAAACTTTCAAGCTAGCCAGAACGGTTTTGTTCGGCCACCGCCAGGCAGAAGAAGAATTTTCGGACATGTACTATGCGGCAGAAGAAGACCGGGGTGTTTATGCGGATTCACCTTACTAGGCTACTTAAGTAATAGCGGAAAATTTCCGCCCGTTCTTTACACTTTAACCGGAGAATATGACAATGAAAGGTTATGTTGATACCAGAAAAGAGAATCTGATTCAGTTTTTACCCGATGATCTGCATTTTGCTGTAAAAAAATCCACACCATCAACTGAAAAAAGAGTCATAAGACAGATCAAATCAAGGCTTGAGATACCACGCTCTTTTGCAAAAGAGATATTTGCAAGTGTCAAGAAATTCTACTCGGTTTCCGATATCATCTAGCTTGCACCACCCGGGCGGGGAAAATCCCCGCCCGTTTTTTTACCCTTTAACCGGAGAACATGACATGTATAGTACATTTCCAGAATTGAGCAGAGACACAAATTTTCAAGCAGAACTAAAAGAGGTTTTCACTGCGGATCGGGGAATTTACGTTGATCCGAAAATCGGACGGGCGGTTGTGAAAAGTGGCGGTTTGACAGTATTGGGGATCGTCGGATCTAGATATGGAGTGGTTAACAATGCTCCGATCTATGAAATTCTATGTGATGGGATTCAACGATCCTTGCCATATGATGCCCTTGATGGTGTTCAGTTGACAGAAAAGACAAGCCGCGGTGGCGCCTTTACTCAAATCACCCTGACTTTCCCGGGTATGGGACAAGAGATCCGACAAATGAGCGGTTCGTCTACTCAACTGAATTTTAAGGCGGATCTGACCAATACATTTGACGGATCTGGTTCAATAAGGCTGAAAGTCGGAGCGGTCGATCTTGTTTGTACCAACGGATTAACCGTTGATCAGATGCACCGGAAAGCAGTCAAGCACACAAGCGGCTTCACCCCTGAGATATTTGCAAGTTTCATAAGCGAGCAGTGCTTGAATTACCGCGAACGTGTCATTACATGGCAACGTTGGGCAAACAAAGAGATCACATCACTTGACGCCCAAACAATGCTTGAAAAAAATGGATTTTCGGATCGGAGAATCAAGCAAGTGATGGATCAAATGGAGGTTGAATTTGCTAATCGTGGCCGGACAGTTTGGGCGACATATTCCGCCCTGACTCACTATTCCTCACATTCTGAAGGTGCATTTAAGGTTAGGAAATCCGAGGGATCTGACAATGCTGCCTTTACCCTTGATAAGCGAGACAATGAAGTCAGCCGCATTATATCAAGCAATTCATTTCTCACACTAGCGGCATAACTACACAACCTTGACGGGCGGGAGATTTTTTTCCCGCCCGTTTTTTCAAGCCACATGCTCAAAGGTTCATAAGCGTGGGATCTTTGAGTGGGTAGCTTGAAAGCTAGCCGCAACCCTTATTGGAGGATAGAACATTGTGGATACTTGATTGGATAGTATTGGTGGTTTTAGGAGTGGGGAATATAGCTTTAATTATTAAGCTTATCTATGACATGACAGGAGATTAGCACATGACAAAAACCATGGTCCCTTTGACAGTTTTAAAATCAAATAGAAAGGATCAACCCTCAATAGCGGTTGATGAGTCAGGAGATAGGAAACTGTCCAAAAGCGGGCAATTCTCAGGAACATACAAAGGGGAAACAAGTTGCCCGTCAAGTTGTCCATTGCTAGGAAAAGGCGATTGTTACAAGGACCAAGGGCCTGTAAAAATAACCACAAAAAGATTAGATAACAATTGTGTAAAATTCAACCATACAGCCCTGGAATTATGTCAGATCGAAGCCGATCAAATTAAATTTTGTCTATCCGGTAGGTATCCGTTAAGAGTAGGTATAACCGGAGACTCACCTTCCCCAGAATGTGCCAAAATAACCGGAAAAGCAATGTTTGATTACCAGGCCAGGAGTGGTCAACCCGCCTTTACATTTACCCATTCCCATAAAGCCGACAAAGAAAATGTGACATATACAGACTGGCAATATGGAGATCATCCGGTCAACATTCTGGCCAGTGTTGAAAGTGTTGACCAGATCCCCCTAGCGAAAAAACAAGGCTATCCATCGTGTGCGGTTATTGTTGAAAAATTTCAATCTAACAAAGCATACAAGATCGGAAATGAAATTATTATCCCTTGCCCGCATCAAACATCTAAAGGGAAAATCACTTGCGAAGATTGCATGTTGTGTCCGAAAGTTCACAAGCTTAAGGGAAAAAATATAGGTTTTGAAGCAAAGCAAGAAAAACTCAAGAAAACTATCAGGGGTATATGCTCAAAATAAAATAATCACGTTATAACCAAGCGTGTAATGAAATAGTAGCCACTGGGGTTGCGTCTTTATGGTGAAGCATGATAGTATATGCTACTGTATCGACCGACAGGTTGTATCGACCGACAGGTTGTATCGACCGACAGGTTGTATCGACCGACAGATAGGGGAGATTTAACAATTTCTTTGGGCAATAGTGGTGTTTTTTTAGGGGACTGTAGGTTTCTCATCAATCACATTCCCGACAACTCCATAGATCTTATTTTAAGCGATATTCCATATGGCATAGGGATTAAGGATTGGGATGTACTCCATAAGAATACAAATTCCGCCTATGGCGGTGCCAGTCCTGCTCAGGCGAAAAGTGCCGCATTTAAAAAACGCGGAAAACCAATAAATGGTTGGAGCGAGGCGGATAAACGAATTCCTAAGGAGTATTATGATTGGTGTATGACTTGGGCATCTGAATGGACGCGGGTCCTCAAACCAGGAGGGAGTGCTTTTGTATTTGCCGGTAGAAGACTAGCACACCGCGCAATTTCAGCATTTGAGGACTCGGGGTTACACCTAAGAGACATTCTTGGTTGGGAGAGAAATAAGGCAATGCATCGATCTCAGCGCTTAAGCGTTGTATTTGAGAGAAGAGGGGATATCGACACCGCAAAGAAATGGAATGGATGGCGTGTCGGAAATCTAAAACCAGTTTTTGAACCAATAATTTGGACCTTCAAACCATACAAAATTACTATCGTCGACAATGTATTGGAGCATAATCTAGGCGCGTATAACTACGATAAATTAAAGGAGAACACTGGTAACTTAAAAAATTTATTTTCAGTCAACGCCTCCTCGAAAGACACAGGACTCCATGTAGCGCAAAAACCTGAATTTTTGATGAGACTCCTGATTGAACTTGTTACCATTGAAGGTCAAGTCGTTCTAGATCCGTTCGCTGGGAGTGGAACCACTGGTATCGTCGCACGAAATCTGGGCAGAAAATACATTATGTTCGAGAGGGATGAGGATTCTTATAATACAATATTGAAAAGAATGTCGGTAGATCAGCGTCAACCAATGCCAACCACAGGAGAGAAGGCATGAAAGCGACAAAAGAAAAGATAACAGATGAACATCGATACAAGTTCGTTGAGTCATTAGTTCTCGCGATTACCGCACCAACGGATAAACTGAGTACCCAATTTACCACAGAGGTCAAAAAACTTAGTCGTGGAATACCAAGAAAAGAGATTGAACATGCAAAAATTGCGGTTGATGTGGCCGTGGAAATGCTGAAAGGATTTCCCGAACCTGAAATTCCATTCGGTTTTTGGCAACTTGCCATTAAAGCTGTCGCAGATTCATTGAAATCGGCAAAAGAAAGGGAAAACGGAGGAGGAAAGGAAATTGTATTTGCAGTGGACGATGATGAGGAGGAGGTAAAGTGAGTATGGAAACGAAATTTGATTGGAATTATCCGGAAATCCCAACTTTTTGCAACAAATGCAAATCAGATAAAATTGTTAGGTTAGTCTGGATTTTAAGAAGTCCATCAGAACCTCATGTGGAAGAAGAAACAGACATCACGAAATGTGCTAATTGCAATAGCCATGGTTCCGAATTGAAAATGAAACCACACGAATTACTTGAAGAACAGTGGTCATCAATGATGGATGAGATCATGGATAGAACCCAAAATGGAGAAAAGACATGAGCCAAGATTTTTCTCACCAAATTTTTAGGGAACAAGAATGTTGCGAAACCGAAAAGCTAATCAATCAACATATAAAAGAGGAATGGTGGCTGAATAAAATCACAAACGATATGTTCCTACAACATGAGAAAATGGATGGCCAAGAAAAACCATCTTTTGTGAGATCCAAGGAAATTGTTGATCTTGTTGAGTCCATAGATTTCCACAGAAATCCTACTCAAACCTTTGAAGTCTTGAAAAAAATATTGTTTGGGATGCAACGAAAAATCGAAAGACTCGAAATGGCGTGTGGCGAGAGGTTTTTTCAGCATGAATCACAGGATAACGAATTTGAGCAAAAAACGGAGCCACAGGAAGCTTCCTAAGGCACTTTAAATTTAAAAAAGGTGCAATCACTCGCGGTAAAACATCTAACGCAATGGAGGCAAGGAAATGAGCTTAGAACGACAAACCGAAACAGCCAGACTGATTTTGGAACATATTTTACCAGATTCACACAAAATTGAGGAAGTTTCGATCGAAAGAGCAGAAATGGAACTTTCGAGAAGCCTGAAATTCTATCTGGATGAGCTAAGAAAGGAAGGTGCCTCGATTGAAGATGCAAAAGTTTTAGTTTTCAAGATGTGCAACGAAATTTTTGTAGACTGAATCAACTTATCTGTTGACACCAGAGCCGTTTGGGTTTACCTTGAAGGCATGGAAACCCAGACGGCTTTTCTTACCACACAATTCAAAATTCATAATCCATCCAAACGCCGTTGTGCCATGTTGTTAGATGCTATGCGCCGCTCACATCTGGGCTACGATAAACTACTTCG